CCAAAGGTATTAGAAATCCCGAATCCTCTGAGAGTCCCTAAATTGGAATTGATCAGGATAGTTTCATAAATCTTCCTTACCAAGTCTTCTCTTTCTCTCGGGGTGTAGTGGATCAACTGTTTAGCCTGATTTATAAATTTGGTGTACCTGGCCTTTTTGGACATGACCTTTTTCATTTCGGTGCACCAGTCGCAAACTATTTGGATACTTCCAATGTAGAACTCTTTCAAGGCCGGGTAACTCCAACAATCAATGTTAGGAGTACATTCAAATATACTTGCCAGCGCGTCCATTGGGGAGGTTTGGGAAATGCTGTACCCGTTTATCATTAGGACTGGTTCTTGTTTTTTGACCATTCTACGCCCTCCTCCTTCTTTTCCAACGTTTCTAAATAGGTCCATAAATCATTTCCTAACAATCGTTGCATATTCTTTGCCTGGTGCTTTGCGAGGTCACTTCCATCTTTTGGACGGTTTTGATACCGTTCAGGATAATCTTCCGGTCCCGCTTTTGGTTTGAATGGCATTGTTAAAGACCTTCATAAAAATCCCATTCAAACGCCTGTGTATAAAGACGGCATCTTTGACCATCTCGTATAAAGGAAAGTCCACCATCAGCATTACTCTCCGCGAATCTGATTCCGTGGTAGTCTAAGCCAGCGATTACTTTTGGTTCATCACAAACCCATCCTGCGGGTTGAATGGTTTTGAGATATCTCTGATAAGCCTTTGCTTGGTAGCACCAGAAATAGCCGAATGCAATGGATATGGATATAACAAAAAACCAGATCATAATTCGTTTAAGCATCTTTTGAAACCTCCTGTTGTGTCCATCGGGGTATTGGCTCGGTTAATGTTATTGTAGGTTTTCCAGGCTTCCAGTACACCGGAAACTTTTCTTGTACCTTATTTCCAGATACCTCTTTCAAATTGGAGCGTTTGCGTACCTCAGCTAAACACTCCGGGTTATTATAGAGTTTGAAAATGGCGTTGCCAAAAGGTACGGTGATACACTCCAGATTATTTGGTTGCATCCTCGAATTTTCCAGGGCGAAACTAAGGTTCCTTCTAAATTGTAATCTGTCTTGAGTATAGTTCGTTTCTACGTTTAGCCCTAAGTTTATTGCCCCCCTTACCATTTTTATTCCCCTCCTTTATTAAAGTTTTGTTATTTGTTTATATTATACTCAGAATCCACCATTTGACTTAGGTTTATTTGAAACTCCCTAAAAATGGTCTTCCTATCTGCAAGCTTTGCATCACGTAAACCTGATTATTAGGACTAAAATCCCCTTCTCTAATTACCAACTCGTTTATCCGCATCAATCCCAGCTTTTTCTCCTTCCCCTTACTATCTTGATTCAATCCATAAAAAGCAGTGCTGTGAGCATATTTCCTTTTGTCCTCACTAAAATTCTTCAAACGCAAAGTATCCCTCCCATAACTATCTGCATCTGTCTGGGTGACTGTAACGACCAAACAATGTCGCTCTTGGGCCAATCCACGCAACCCTTTCCATATCTCATTCTGCCGGTGTCGAAAATCAGTAGTCTCATCAGTCAATAAATCAGCATAATCCACAAGCACAACGTCTGGGACAAACCCATCTTGCTGTTCCCAGATGCTCAAGATTCCTCGAATCCCCTTTACCGATAAAGTCCCGCTCACATGACTACTTAGTTTGAAGCTGCGCTTGTACTTTTGAAAGAATTTGCTGAGGGCTTTCTTGGCTTCACTGGCTCGTAGAGGAGCTACTGGAGGACGTGGCTTTAACCATACTGCTCCGTGCTCTTTCCATTTTCTACAATTATAGCACGGAGAGTAATCTGGCTCTTTCTGATAGGCGGTAAACAATTCTTGGAAATTTATCCGTTTCCGGGCCTTCCAGATATTTTTGTCATCTGGTTTATGTAAATGTTCCAATGGACCAACATCGCTTTCTCGATCATCTTTATCACATAGATCCAGTTGACTTAATAAGCAATCCTTCACTGGGATATATAGTTGTTGGCAGTACTTAATCTTGTCTGACTTCTTTGCGAGATAAACACAGATCCGTTTTAGTTGCTGGGATTCTGTCATGTCCCCAGCCTGGAAGAACGCGACTGAAGCCTTTTTAGTAATTGCCCGCATCGCAATTTCCAGGAGGAGGAACGTGTTATGTACCAATACATTTTCTGCTACAAAATTATGGTGTTTTTCAATAGTGAGATCAAAAGTTTTTACCCGCCCTATGAAATCTATACCAACAATTTCATCCCATAGAATTTGATTGTCAAAATACTTCTTACCTGTTTTGGTATCTTTAACTTGTAGAAATGAACTTCTCATTAGAGGGGCTTTTTTTACAATCTGCTCCCTGACTGAACCAGCTTTGGTAAAAATGGTATGAAAATGGGATCGGATAGATTTTGAACCAGCCTCAATTCTTGCGCTACCCCCTAATTCTTTCTTGGTCTCATCATAGAAACGTTGGGCTACTTTCCAAGGAAATTTATCCAGAAAAGATCTATAATTTTCCGGTTTAGAATTGACAGCTTGTTCCATCTTCCTTTCTTTAGAAAACACGAAACTAATCTCATTTGCAAATCTCTTTATATTCTCTGAATCCCCAATTGAAACCGTCCAACAGCCTGCCTTATCATTTGAAGTAAAAGATAGTTTGGAAACTATTCCAAATCGACTGAGTAACCGATGGACTTGTCCAGCAAGATTTTCATTAGCTACCGCAAATCCTATTTGAGAACCATCCGCATTCACCCATCCATCACAAGTATATAGTATACGCAGAAACAACGCTAATTTTGATTTTGGGAGCATAAAAACAATGTTAGGGATAGTCTTATCGTAACTTAGTTTATTCCACAATTTATATCTTTTCAGCATTTTCAGTACATAATTTTTATTACGCTTCCCTTTGTTAGCAATCGAATTGGTCACTCTGGCATCTATCCCCTCCCACGTGGCCCGGCAGTTCATTTGATTAATACAATGCGTAAAATCTTTTTGAATACCTGGGTCTGCGGAAGAGAAGTTTATGACACGGTTAACTCCACTTCCGTAATTGTACTCTCTTAAACATCCTTTAGTTATGAAGTAGGCAATGAGCTTGATTTTTATATCATTCAGTTTGGAAGTACCAAAAATTGGAATTTCTTTTGGGACTGCAATAAAAACGCCCTTAGAAAGATTTGATAAGTCTTGCCATCCATCAGGAGTTAAAAAAGGATGATTATACGTTGTTTGAACCCTTCTTCCAGTTCGAGTTTTTACTTCATATACATCCTTTACCCCATTTCTCCAAAATCTGGTTATTTTTGATGGAGTGAACTGCTGCTTTTTTTCATCAAAGGATACAATATCAGTACGATGTTGTTGAAAAATATTATGTACCGTTAATTCTTCCCCAGTGGCCATCAAAACCCGTTGGTATTCTGGCAGGCACTTGCCTCTTTTTTCCGGTCCCATAAACCCAACAAGACCCCCCCTTACAAATTGATCATTCCACATCTCCCCCAAAGCCCCAGGGTAAGTAACAACTTGTTGGATTGTCCGATTGAACGCATTATCAACCTCTACTAATGCTTGGGCACTCCCCAGATCCAGTCCTTCATCAATAATATCAATCTGCCCTTTGTAAGTCTCTGCCAGGGCTTCTGCTTCTGTTAGATTCCCTTCATCAACAAGGGACTGGATTTCTTCACTGTGCAAGGATAGATGACGCTCATGGAAATACTTCTTGGTCTGGGCGTATAGGTAATCAAGATTGAATTGCTTTTCCTGCGCGTACTCTTCACTTAGTCCTGGAAGAATATCCTCTTCTATTTCCTCTGCCAGGTCTTTTGGGAGATTCCCAGCTTTGAGCTTTTCGGTGTAGATCCCTTCTATATCTTTGAAGGGTGCTTTTTCATATTCATCATAGTACTCAATGCACCAGGAAGCTAATCTACGGGCGGCGGAGGATTGTAAATTTGAAATATTCCAAATGGGTCTTATCTTCTGAATGTATTCTGTACTGACAATCAGGCCAATGATAATTCGACGTTCAAGTGAAGTAGGCAATTAGTCCTCCTCATCCATCTGTTCCCAAATCTTCGTCTTTTCCTTAACCTGCTTTTTTAGTTCTGTGATTTCATTTCGCAGGAGTTCCCTCTTTGTCAGTTCTGTTTTTATCAGTCCTGTCTTTGTTAGTTCTGGCTTCAACATCTATCCCTCCTTTTCTAATCTATAATTCCTTCCATTGAAGTGTTTCTGTTTTGTCATTTCTTGAATACGAGAAATGGTCCGGGAGCCAAGATGTTTTTGCAATTGGCTCAGATCAAAATTAGATGTGATTACGGTAGGTCTGAGGTACTCATAACGGGAGTTGACGATATAGTTCAAAGTCTGGAGAACCCAATCACTGATTTTTTCTATGCCGATATCATCAATTATCAAGAGGTTCACCTCGTTGTAGAACAGGGCAGGATCTTCTGTGCTTCCCTTATCCTGGAAAGTCCTCTTGATCTGCTCCAGTAATTCCAGAGAAGTCACAAATGCGGCGGTGGGGTTGCCTTGACGGTTTTTCCTGAAATAGTAAATGCATTCTAACAG